AGCAAACAACAACTATTCAACCAGACGAAGAAGGTCGTCAAGAAGGCAGCGGCCAACTCTCAACGCCGCCCCTTCAACCCCAACTCTGTCGGATCGAAGATCGGTGCCCAGATTGGTGCCCGCTACGGTCAGGCCGGTCTCGGCATGAAAGCCGGAGACTTTATCAACCGAGTGATCGGGAAAGGAGACTATACAGTAGTCGGGAACTCTCTCATGAGAGGGAACCTGACGAAGAGCTCTCAAATCCCCTTCTTCACTCCGGACGGTAAACGTGGCCTCCGCGTAACCGAGCGTGAGTATCTTGGAGATATCCGTTCCGGCGCTCTCGTCGGCGGATCAACTATCTTCTCGAACAACTCCTTCGCCATTAATCCAGGTCTGGCTGCGACTTTCCCTTGGCTTTCTGCACTGGCAAACAACTTTGACCAGTGGCAGCCCAATGGAATTATCTTTGAATTCCGCTCGACGTCCTCTACGTTCAACGGAACTTCACAAGCCCTCGGTACTGTTATCGCAGCTACTGAGTACGACGTGGTCGATCCTCAATTCGCAACCAAAGTTGAGATGGAGAACTCTGACTATGCGATGTCATGCGCGGCCTCTGAGTCCCTGATTCATGCCGTTGAATGCTCGCCTAAAGAACGTCAGAGACAACTCTACTCTATCCGGAATGGTAGTGTCCCTTCAAATGACATCCAACGAAACTACGATCTCGGAAACTTCCAGATCGCAACTCAAGGAATGTCCGTTGCGGACGTTAACCTCGGAGAACTTTGGGTCTCCTACGACATCACCTTCTATAAGAAGCAACTCTTCTCTTCTCAAGGTAACCAAATCCTTTGGGCTACTTTGGATAGTACCAACTCTCCAGCTGCTGTTTCCAACACAGCCTGGTATGGTGGAAATTCTTTCCAAGGCAACCTCGTAAGGCAGTATGGTCAAGGTACCAACTCGATTGTTATTGATCTCAACAAACAAATCGTCGGTACCACCTTCACCCTCTTCATAAGAGCCTTCTCTACGTCGGGTACCCCTGTGATCCCAACAGTTTCGTTCTCTAACGCTGTTGCGGAAGTCACACAGGCGACTTATACCCCGACCGTCTCGGCCCCCCATAGCGTAGCTATGTACTCGTTCCGTATCACCTCTGATCAACAACCAACGATCATTGTGTCCTCCACGAGCTTCTACGCCACTGGGCCTCTGAATGCCTTTCTCGAAATCATGCAGACCAACCCTCACATGGATTAGAAAGATGATTGCATTCCTATGGTTCCTCCTTCTCTATCTGTTCTGGTTAAACAGATAACTTTAAGGTTCTCTCCCTCCCTGAGTGAGGATGTGAAGTCTCGTCGACGAAATCAAGAATCATTTCATGATCTTTATCGATACCTCTCTTCACCCCCACCTTAATTTGGCACGATCTGCCAGGTCCTCTCGACCGACTTGCATTTGGGTTTTTATTGTCTTGGGTCCCTTGCGTTAAACCGCAGGAACTCCGATGTGAAGCGGCGATACTAGAAGCTACCTCCTAATCTCGCCTCAACGCACCGGAATCCCCGATGATAGCATATTGGCTACTATTCACCAACTGGATAGGCAGCAGCTTGCGTCCCATCGATCCCGATCTACCATAATCGGGTGGTTACAGGTTCCATCGTCTTGACTTTTCGTCCCTGACGACTAGTTTTAGGTCCTTACGACCGTGCAGGGGTAGCTCCCCACACACGCTTTAGTTTTCAGTGTATCGACAACGTTCGATCCTATACACTGGGTGTCTGGACGGACTTTTGGGTTCAGTTATCTGAACCTTTATGTTCTCCGCCCCAAGTCACGCGAAATCTCAACCTCTTCTTCTTCGGCTTTTTGCTGACGGGGAATGTCACTTTCTCTTTAACCCCGGCGGTCGCTCCGCAAGTGGTGCACCTAGCGCCCCTGATCC